CTCATTTTATATAATACATTATTGTAATTATGAGTCAAGTATCTCCCGCGGGTCGTTCTTCAGTTGACAAGAAGAATTTCCGGCGAAAGGAACATTGTGCATCCGCTGGTGTTCCAGCCGATGGTGGAGGCCTAGGTCCCCACAAACTTAAAGTCGACAATAAGGACTTTGAGTTTGTTTGTGAATGTGTCAACATTCTTATTGAAGTGCTACGTCTACATGGTTTTGAACCAGACGGAGTGAAATTCAGTGCTACGATGGATCATTATCGTCGTTTGCTCTGGATATTTCCCAATCCTGTAAAGTTAATTAAATACAAGATTGCTGCCTTCTTTGCTTATCATATGAGTACAGAAGATTCGCCACTTGAGCTCCCTGAGCTTCCTCATGTTTCATTTAGTGCATTTGATCACCCTGGTATTATACTAGGTGGTCGAGCGTACAAATATGTAACAATGATGAAGAGCAAGGACCCAAAATGGATGGCTTCTTTCTGTACGAGTGTGTTGTACTCAAAAGGTGGTATGCCGCGTCCTTCAGACCAGTTTGTGAAACAAGCTGAAGATGATGCATTTAAGAAACTTACTGAACCCTCAGCTGTTGGAGCAACACGACCTATATCTTTAGTGTCATGGGGGGATGAACGTAAAGTGCCGCAAGGTACACCTGTAATCTTGAACAGGGAGAACTTCGTAGATCAGTTACGTCGTACCGTTCGTGAGGTCTTTGCTGGAAAGACTTTCTCAGAGGAACATCAACAGGAACCTTTCTTCCCATCCACATCTGCGAACTATTTGAATAGTCGCGGTGGTGGAGGAGCTGTAGGACATCTTCTTCAATTCAAGAAATTGATGGAGAATGTTCGAAAAGTTGGAGAAGGTTTGCCAGGTATTGAGCTATATCAAGTCAATCCGGCAGGGAGATTGAGTATGGAAACTAGACGTTACAAGTTAAGAACTGACGTTCTACGTTCACGTTGGAAGAAGTTTATGGAGTTTGTGGAAGCAGAAGCAAGGGCAGAACATGCGTTAGCTATTCCCCTTGGTCTCAAAGAAAGTCTTAAGGCCAGGGTGATTAGTAAGGGTCCACCGATGATTTATACATATTTAAAACCACTACAAAAATTCCTTTGGGGAAGTCTTGTTCAGCACAAACCTTTTAGTTTGATAGGGAAACCTGTCGACAAATGGTATGTGCAGGATATACTTGGAGGAACACTTAAGAATGATCAAAAATTCTTGAGTGTTGATTATAGTGATGCAACAAATAACATGCACCTTTGGGTGTCCGATGTGTTAGTAGACTTGATCGCCGACGAGCTGAAACTATCAGATGTGATGCGCGAGATCTTTAAAAAGGGTCTTGTGGGTCATACTATGGTTCATCCTCGAACGGGCGAAGAGAAACTACAGAAACGCGGACAGTTAATGGGTAGTGTAGTTAGTTTTCCACTTCTTTGTATCGTGAATTTTACAATTTTACGATGGACAAGGGAGTTAGATATGTGTAGAGAGTTTGATCTAAATAATGCAGGGGTGATGGTAAACGGAGACGATGGTTGTTTTAAAGCAACTCAGTACGGTTATGATCTTTGGAAAAAGATTGCCGAATTCGCTGGGTTGTCGCCATCTGTTGGTAAGGTTTACTTCTCTCGCCAATTCATGAATATTAATTCCACGAATTTTACATTTAGTGTAGAACCTCTCCTTGAGGAATATACAAATGAGAAGGGGGAAAAACGTGATCGAAAAATAAATTTCCAACTTACGTTGTTTATCCGTATGAGTTTATATATGGGTATGCAGCGATCTACTGGTGTCGCCCAATCTGGGGCACCTTTAAATACACTGGGTTCACAAGTCAGGCAACTTATTCAAGGTTGTCCTGAGAGCATGAAAGAAACCGTTTTATGCTCATGGATTTCAAAACATAGAAAGAAGCTTCACGGTGTTCAAATACCGTGGTTCCTCCCAGAGGAATTGGGTGGTTTCGGTTTACCTTATCTGAAGTCAGATAAGCCCGTTTTGCAGACAAGTGATCTGTTTTTACGCGTAGCGCGGAAAATTCACGATCATCCAGAGATCTACTCCAAACCCAACTTACCGTTGGAAAAAGAGTGGATGACATGGAACATTGCACAAAAACTGAGTGATAAACTTTTCCGTCAGATCGGTGGTCATCGACCTTCCGATGCGGAATTATATATGATGAATCAGGTCAATATTGACACTGAACACTCGGGTCTGAAGGCCATTTCGGCGGGCAGATTAACCAATGCACTTGTTGTTGATACCTTTATCAATACGACTAAGTTGGAAGATCTTCAGAATGTTATCGATTCGACGAAAACTGATACAATTATTAAAAATTACTATCGTGCTTGGCATAGGATTTATACCCGTGCTATACATGATCAAAGTATCAAGCTCCCAGAGCCTTATAACATGGACAATTTACCAAAAGAGGTTAAGTTGGTTACTAATAATGATAAACCTTATTTGGAAGAGGACCTTTCCTCTGTACTTCGAGTAGATAATACTAGATTTAACCAACAATATGACATTTACCAGAGTGAGGAAGAACCTTTTGAAGGCTGTCCTTACTTGCCTCCGGCAACGTTTGCAGAAATTGTAAATAAACCGTTTGAGGTTCTTATTAAGAAAACTAATGTTGTATTGGTCTAGTATGTTGATGGTGAAGGGTTAGTAAAAGAGCTGATGAGCTTTGCCGATGTTGATCGGTTGCAGGAAATAATGTATACAATGACGATAAGACTTTATGTCTTCTACAATCAATGATGATCTGCTATAGAGGAGCTCTGCTTAGTATATAGTGTTTGATGATTGAATGTTGACACGATGTTGTTGTTGGAATCATTTACTTTTGACTTAAAGATCTATGAGATATCCATCTGAGTATTAAATCCTAAAACCATGAGAGGTTCACAGGATAAGGTACAAAAGATGAGGAAATCAAATCTAAGTGGGAGAAGTCCCATATTTCTTATGTAAATGTTTAGGTATACAGATAATTCGTAGTTATTGAGAGTACGTGTACTCTTGATCTGCAGGTAGTTACAATAGAACCGTAACTACTAACCTTTTGCAATATTCAAATTGCTATTATTGGCGGTAAGATGTCATTAAAGTTATTAATTTATATAGAATAATATAACT